AAACAGCGCCTTGTATGCGCCAGACTGCTCGCCAGCAAAAGCGCCAGTTAAATCAGCCATGCCACCGAAGAAGTCGGAAGACGCACTCAATATCATTGAGTTTCTAGCAAGCTCAATTGCTGCTCGCTCATCAGCGGCCTGTTTGATGATGTTGTTTTTTGTGGTCTCAAACTCTTGCAGGCTGATTAGCTCAAGGTTTCGGTATTCCTCCAGCTTGGCAATCTTCGCTTGCTCTTCAATGTCAATCTGCTCAAGCGGTGATGCTGCGTCGAAGGCGGCCTGCTTTACAAAGCCTTGCGCCTCATTCCTCTGCGCCTCTAGCCTTCCCTGTTGCGCAATCTGAGCTGTGATTTGCTTCTGGGCAAGAATTTGCTGTGCCAGCGCCTCGACCTGTCCCTCTGTCGCCTCTTTGTTTAGCTGCTGTTGTGCAGCAAGGCGGGCTGACTCGATACTGTATCTTGATGTCGCGCCTGACGCCTCATCAGTGCCAGCCTTCAGATTTGCCAGCTCAAGCCTAAGCTGCTCTGTTTTCAGCTTTGCATCTGCAATTGCGTCGGCGTTTTGCTCTCTTGCTTTGGCTGCCTTCTTGGATGCGCTTTCGGCTTCCTTGTCTGCCTTTGCGGTTTCCTTTATGTTCTTTGTGTAGTCTGGTCGATCCTTTTTCTCTTGGCCTTTTGATGCATCTATTGTTCGCTTCTTTTCTGCATCCTGCATGTCTCGCAGTTCTTTATTTATGTCTGCAAGGCGCTGCTTCATTAGTGCAAGCTGGTTAGTGCTTGTTGGTGAGTTACGCTCAACCTGATTTATTGATTCTTGTAGCTTCCTTCTATCCTCAAGCAGCCCATTAAATTTCTCTCTATCCTGAAGCTGCTTACTGAATGTAACCTCAACGCCTCTCGCGAGAATGTCGAGGAACTTGGCAATGTTTTGTGACGCACCGATCTCCTTGTCAACTCTACTTATTGCGTCACCAAACGAGTTGACTAAGGCATTACTTGCTTGCGCCACGGTTCGTGGCATCTTGGCAAACTCTGCGTTTACGGTGCTTACTTGGCTGTAAATTGCATCAAGCACCTTCTTGCTTGTCAGCTCCCCAGCGAGCATCTGCGCTCGCAACTCACTAAACGGAATTCCAAGGCCTGCTGCAATCTGGCGGCCAAGCTCAGGCATCTGCTCGATGATGGAGTTGAATTCTTCGGCTCGCAGTGTGCCGCCAGAGATTGCCTGCCCAAGCTGGCGCAAGGCGTTTGACATCTCTTCTGCACTTGAGCCGCCTACCACGCCAATCTTTTGCAGTGTCTCAACCAGAGTTTGCACATCACCAGATGTGGCGCCAAACTCTTTCAGTGTTGCTGTCAACCCCTCCCACAGCTTTACAGTATCGGCAACGCTTGAGCCTGTCTTGTTGGCAATGGCGACAAGGTTATCGAAGTTCTGCGCCGCTGTTGCTGCATCTTCAGAAAGTCGAGTTACGCGAGAGCGAAGCAGGTTGAAGCCTTCAGATAGCTTTTGAAGTGCAGCCAACTGCTGGACGCTGATTGCTGCGGCAACTGCAACGCCAACCTTTGTCATTGCAGTTGATAGTTTTGCGGAGGATGAGGCGGCGCTGTTCATCTTGTTTTCCAAGCTAACCATCTGCTTTTCGGCTCGCTTGGTGTCGGTAATCATCCTAGCCGTATCGACATCAACGGTATAAATCAACTCGCCTGCGCTAGTAGCCATTATTTAGCCCCTTTCTTTTTCTCGATGTCGCGCATTAGCGCCATGTAAGTTTCTTTGTTCATGATGTCGCGATCTGGTTTCTTTGCGTCTGGATATGCTTGGTCTATCAGGCGCTGAAATCTGGTCATGGTTAGTTGTTCCGCCTCGGCAAGCGGCAGCTTTAACGCCGTGCGAGCCAAGTCGATAAACTCTGCCGGATTCCACTGCGGCACGTAGTCGCCGCCACCATCTGATTTCTTGGTACCAATCATGCCGTGCTTGAGTAGCGACCTAGCCAGAGCGATGATATTGTCGGTTGGCATCTTGCCGACCTGATACAGAATCTTGGTGCCGTGGTAGTTTGGCGAGAATCCACCGAGCAACCTAACCAATCCGCCATCATCCTCGCCCTCATAGCATGAATACAGAATGTGAAGCGCAGCCTGCAACACTGACTTGTGCGCAAGCTCCATCAATCGCGGCATAAACGCGCTAGGGCACTCTCGCAGCATTCCGTCATACGATGCGCCATAGAGGTCGCCGAAGACGCTCACAATCTCGCTGGGTGAGCCTATGCGTGACAGGTTTTTGAAGCTAGGGCGGAATACCCATTCCGTGACTTCTCCAGTGGCTGTGTCTATGTGCTGGATGCTTGCATCCCCTGATGTGGTGTCGATCATGAATCCTCCTGTGATTGCATGATTTTACCACGTTGGCATTACTTGCCGTGTCGATGGAAATTACTCGTTGGAAATGAAAAAGCCCATGTGAGATTCTAATTACGCTGAACGGTCAGCAACGCAAAGGAATCAAGCATGGGCAATATTATTGTAGACAACTCACCAATCCGCATCAACTCTGAAGGCATGTATTCACTCAATGACCTGCACAAGGTCGCAATGGCTTCTGGAAAGGCCACAGACAGCCAAAGGCCAAGCAGGTTCTTGCAGTCAGAGTCAGTTAGGGGCTTTATTTCCTATCTGGAGTCCGAAGCACAAATTTGTGCTTTGAAAACCGTGAAGGGTGGTAAGTCGGGAACCTACGCAGTAGAACTGGTTGCCATGAAATACGCCGGATGGATTGATCCATCTTATGAGGTTCAAGTCTATCAGGCTGTGCAGGCACTTAAACGTGGCGAGATTGATAAGGCTGTAGAGCTGTCAGGCAGTAAGGTTGCCAGACGCTCACTAGACGACATGCGTCACGCCAAAGCAGTAGAGATGCAGCTGGCCAACGTGGAACGTTTCCGCCAACTTTTCCCAAACCTTGGCGAGCGGGCCAATCAGGCGTTTGCTGCGGCACTTCTTAATCCTGTAATTGGTATGGACGCAATACCACTCCCTCGCATAGATGATAAGTTTTACACAACCACCGAGCTAGCTGACGAGTTTGAGACCACTGGCGCTATGCTTGGAAGGATCGCCAATCAGAATGATATGAAGAAAAATGAATACGGAGAGTACAGATTAAGCAAGTCGCAATATAGCGATAAGCAGGTTGAGCAATGGTACTGGAATGAGAGCGGAAGGATTGCAATGAGGCATATCATTGAGATGAAGAGAGCGTAAAACAAAGGGGCATAAAGCCCCTTTTTCATGCGTTGAGCACTGCTAGTTTCATTCCTACAGCGCCAGTGATTGTCACCACGCCTTTGAAGAACTCAGATCGAGAATTTACGTTCACAACCTTGAATTCACCAGCTGGCACGACAACTGATACGCCGCCAGATGTGTCAACAGAGCCAACGCCTGCAACTTGCTTTGCAGTTGAACCAGCGCCATCAACAATAGCTGTCAGTGAGCCAACCGTGTCATTATGAAACAGCAGGTACTGATTGCTGGCGATGGTGATTGTGTCGCTTGCGGTAAGCGTTGAGAATGCCACACTAAATACGCCATCTTGAGCCAGAGAGATACTTGGAATTGCAGCCATTTACGCCCCCTTGAGTTCGTTCATAATGTTGAACTCGAAACTATAGGTAGCCCCTCCATCGTACGGTTCACCGCGCTCGAAGTTGGTAGCCATGCCGAAAAGGTATCGGGTCACAAGCTGCGGATGCTCGAACTTCAGCCACATATAAGGCTGGCTGTCCTGCTCGGTTGCATCAGGGAACACAATGGCATCCTCAAGCGCGTCAAGGTTGCCAGCTGCGTCAAGGATGTAGATACCATCAACAGACAAGGTGTTTTCCTTGAAGGTTACGATTGATTCCTTGTTAAACTGCGGACTGTCACAGTTAGTCGTATCTGCGACATCCCAAGCTGCGGTCTTGGTCTTGCCGCGAGTACCGCCAACGTGAAGGAAGGTGCGAGCTGCAACGGTTGCCAAAGGCTCACCGCCATCACTAGGCTTGCACACGCTAAAACTAAGTAGCCGGTCACGGCCAGTATATGCGGTGGTCAATTTTTAACCCTCTTTGTTTGCCAATATTCGTAAATTTATTTGGCAGTATGGCCTGCCGTCTTCGGTTCGCGCCGTGATTGAAATGTCATTCACTGGCACCATCAGGAAGTTTAGGCCTTGGCTGTAACTGTCCTGCATGGCTTTAATTATACCATTTGCGCGGTCAACAACGCCGCTTGCAACTTGGTGCGCTTCTGCCTTCTGTCCGATGATAAGTAGGCGAGCAAAAGGTGATCGGAATTCACCATTAACAGGCTGTCCGCCATCTGGTTGAATAACGATGAATCTATCAGTGGTGATGGTTGAATCTTTCCACTCGTAAGGCTGCACCTTGTAGCCAGCCACCAGGTTATTTGCAATCAACCAGTCTCGAATGTCGTCGATGTATTTCATAGTTTCATAACTCCAACGATTGCAGATTGCATGTCATCGCGTGATTCTTCAGCGGACTTGGCAAGCCACTGGTCAATGGCGTCAGGCCGCTTCCAGTTAACGCCAACCATCGCGTGTACCGCCGCTGCATATGACTGGTGAAACTTCAGCGTGGCGCTTGCTACAGTGCCGGACTGCTTCAACTCGATAGAGCGGTTGTTTGCCAATGCTGATGTATCAATCGGGACGTTGGTTGCCTGATAAGCATCAAGAACGGTGGCGGCTGCATAAACTGCTCTACCAGCCTTCTGATCAATCTCGGCGATCACCTTTGGCATGTTGTTGATGAACTTTGCATTCTTGATAGCCATCAGACATAAACCTTGTTCAGGTCAGATGAGCCCAATGCATCAGCTGGAACCAAGCCAACGCCAATCACTACTGACGCCCCAGCCACAATCGGGTCGAGCTCGGTTGATTCACCGAAAGCTATGTATGAGTTATTCATGACAGGAGTCAACTCATCAGACAGATACATAGCTTTCGCAGCAACCTCCTCTCCGCGATCATTGCGAATCAGCTTGAAATCCTTCTTGTACCAGCATCTGGCAACCGTTGGCGATGAATAGGTATCTTGACCCGCCCAGTCGTCGTGACCAGTCTTGAGCCAGTACGTGCATTTCAGCGTCATGAAATCTGCGCCGATAAAATCAAGAGCCAAGTCGTGACCTCCACATTTCAGCTAGCTGGTGATAGTGATACGCCGATTCGCCATCCTTGGCTTCGTCGCGCTTTCGCTCGCACCACTCAACAATGCTTTTCAACGCTGCGCACCTTAACAGAGAAGATCTTGCCAACCAGCCACATCGGCGCATCAATTCTAAAAACGCAAAGAGCAAACAAGACTGGCTTAGCAAACCACCTCATCTTTATATCAGCAACAAGAGCAAATGACTTACTCATAACAACCTCCAACTGTCATAATGAACGCACCACCTTCGCTTGATGCAGGAATATCGACGATACCATCAGGATCTGCCTCGCTAATGCGCACGGAAAGCCAATCGTATGTCTCCTCAAGCGTCCCGTACTTGTACGACTTGCTAAGGACGTCAACGCTTTGCGATGCAGTATGTCGGACGCCATTGATGGATTGCAGCGCAATAAGGTACAGCTTGACTTGGCGAATCTTTGCATCACTGTATCCGGCAGTGGCGAATGCGGCATCATAGCCATCAGCAATTTCAATGAAGGCGTCAAACTCAATCTGAGTCAGTGGCTCGAAACCAAGCTTTGTGATGAATTGCGCCGCTTCTTGCTGGGTGATGGTTGCCATTACTCGGCCTCGGTGCGCTTATTGTATTGGCGCTTCGGCTTATCAACAGCAGCCTCCGGCGTGGCAACTTCTAGTTGTGCATCTTCAATTTCTACAGCAACAGGCTTCAACATGTCACTGAGTTGCTCGGTAACAATCTCATCACCTGCTTTCATACCGCCGAAATC